AAAAGTTGCTTCTGCTTCAAGGCCGCTGCGGCATGACCAGGATGCGACGCATCGGTCAGCGCCTTCGACTGCACCGGGTCGGCCTTCATCTTCTCCCACTCGATGCCCGCTTCCGCCGGCGTCATCGTCGCGCCGAACCCGCCACCCGACTTGTCCGCGCCGCTGACGAACGAGTCCTCGCCGAGCTTCGAGCCGAGTGCCGCGAAGAACCGCATCGTCGCCGCGTAGCCCTGCGTCTGCTCGAGTGCGTCGATCATGTCCGCGCTGAAGCCGAGTGCCTTGACAGCGGTCTGCGCCGCATTCATCTGCCGCTCGTAGCCACCGCGCCACTCCGACAGGAGGGTCGCCTTGTCGGTCTGCACCGAGAGGTTGTACGCCTTCTCGCCTTCGGCCGATTGCGTCTTGACGTATTCGGTATTCGCCGTCGACAGCGCCTTCGCCTGGGCCGCGGTAAGACCGGCCTTGTGGAAGGTGTCCTTCACCCACGCCTTGTAGGTGTCGGGCGCGCCTTCGGGCGCGACGATCTCGTACTTGTCCGCCGACTCCGGCATACCGAGTTTCGCGAACGCCACGCGTTGCCCGACCGGATCGTCGGCGCGCGGGATAGTGAGCAACGTGCTCGGGTCTTTCCCGATCAGTGTCTCGACACCGCGGTAGGACTTGTATACGTCCGCCGGCGCCTTCCAGCCCTTGTTGGTGACGTAAGCTACGTCGGCCGCTTCGGTCAATCCGTGCCAGGGTGCCGCGGTTCCCGTAGTACCGTCGCCAGAACCAGTAGTACCAGTCCCACCAGTACCAGTAGTTCCGCCAGTCGTGCCAGTAGTGCCAGTGCTACCTGTTTCACCGCTCATAGTCCCAATTCCTTCAGCCCGTTGATGAAATCTTCCGGGTGCAGCATGTCGACGCACTTGTTGTCACCGTACACGCAGTTCCGAAAGTCGTGATTGAAAAGCAAAGTCATGTGCGACTGGCAGCCGGCGCACTCCAGATCGCGCGGCACGACGTAACGAATCCGGCACTCCGGGTCGCCGTTGCGCGCGATGTAGCGATGTTTCGGCTCTGTAGTCGTCAGGCCGTAGATGATATTGGTGGGCGTTGTGCCGGCGAGATGGATCGTACCGCCATCAACGCCGACGACTGCTGCGGCGTGCCCGCAGATGTCGCGAAGTTCGAGCAGCGTCGTCTTCTCGCGCCAGTCGAGGAAGAGGCCGGCCGGAATGTGCTGCGACTCGTCGATCATTACGATCGGTGTCATAGTGCCGCCGACGTTGACCTTCGTGTGGCTCGTCTTCGTGCCGACTACGACAGGCGAATAGCCGCGCGAGTGCACCCATTCCATGATGGGCACCATCACCTTCGCCTTGAAGAGTTTGTTCAGCGACGTAGCACCCACGGGGAACACGACGTACTTGCCCTGAATTTGGCGCGGCCCGAGGAGTGCCGCTGTCGGATAGCTGCGTTCGAACATGCTCTCCGGCTGTGCGTCGAGCAGGTAGCGGAAGGCGTAGTCGACCATGTGCACGCGATTGCGGGTATGCGTGTCGAACGGTGCCTGGTTGAGCGCCGTCGGACCGAGATCCGCCAGCTTACGCTCGGCTTTCCTCATCGGAAATTTCTCGAGATCCTTGACGATGAACGCGCCGTACGGTTCGAGCAGATGCGCGACGAGATCCATCTGCCATGACGGCACCCACACGAACATCTTCATCGACTCGTGATGCGTTAGGCGCGCGTGCACGATCGCCGGCAGCGAGCAGATCATATCTCCTAGCGCCGCATGATTGAGTACGAAGTTCACGCGATCGTACATCTGAAGTTCTTCGTTATTGCGATACATCTTGCCTCCCATCGAGAAGTTTCCACAGGTCGGCTTCGCTGAGATTCAGATGCGCGGAGATGCGCAGCCACACTTCCCGGTGCCCTTCGGCGAGGACGTGCGCACGATCGTTGGGATGAAAGGTGGACGCTTGCGCGTGGCAGAACCACGCGAGATCCTTGAGCACGATCTCCGCGACTGGTCCCTTGAACGTCGTCCTGTAGGCGTATCGGCGTTCCCCGAGGAACCGCCGGGCCTTGTCGAGTATGCTCAAGCGCTATGCCGTTTGGTGAGGGATCTGTTTCTGCACGGTCGCCAAGGCCGGCGCCGCGTCGGTGAGTTGCTGGATCTGCTGCTGCTGCGAGCGCTGCTGGCGCTTCGCCGCCACTTCGTCTTCGGTCGCCGTCCAGTCGACGGGCGCCCCGAAGATGTCGTTCAGTTCCGGCATCGCGCGGTCGATGGCGTACCAGTCCAGAGGACTCGGGTCGCCGGTGAGGCGCGTGTAATTCGCGGCCATGTCCAGCGAGCGCACGAAGCCGGAGGCGCGCTCGGTGCGGCGCATGCGCGACATCGGCGAATCGTATTCGATTTTGTACTCGGCATTCGCCTGCTGCAAGATCGCCGGCATCGGCGGCATCAGCCCTTGCTGCTGGAGTAGGTCGATCTCGCGCTCGATCAGCGGTCCCAGGAACTCCGACTCGATGCGCCCTGCCGTCGGCGCGAGCAGCATGCCCTTCTCGCGCGCCCGCTCGAGCACTTCGGTCGCCGTCATTTCCTTGCGATCTTCGACAAGGATCTCGAAGAGGGAGATCAAGAAGGCGTCTTTGATGACGACCTTTTCCATCTCCATCATCTTCTCGTTGACGGCGAGGTTCCCGACCGGGAGCGCATGCACAAGCGCACGACCTTCGGCGGACACGCCGCCCGCGTTGAGCGTGCCGGCGCGAAGGCTGAAGCTCCCCAGGTTGCCGTCATCGTGCGCGAGCAGCACCGGGTTGACCTGGCGATGCCCCTGCTCGAGCATCGTCTTCTTCTCTTCGTTCAGGACTTTGATGGCCGGAAGCACCCACTGCGCCGGGCCGCGGCCGTATGTTTCGCCCGACGCCTGGGTGTAGCGCGTGACGGCGTACGGGAACGAGTTGTAGCCGCCCTCACGCAATAGTTGCTTCGTGTCGATCAGCATGTAGCACGACTTGAACGCCATACCCTGCGCGCCGATGTAGCCGGGCGTGAAGTCGTCTCGCGGGTGAACGACGTGCAGGACTTGCCACTTCCGCACCGACTGCGGCATCTTCGCGTCGTCGCTTACCTCGACCGGGCACGCGTCCCCGAAGCGCTGAAGCATCTGCCGCGAGTCGAGGAACATCGTCCGATACAACGTGTCGACGATGCCGGCGTGGTTCTCGACGAAATACGCCTCCCCGAGATGGACGTTGCGATAGCGCAGTCCCTTGCTGCGGTCGGGACGGTCTACGTACAACACGCCGTTGCCGTAGACGCCAAGACTCAGATACACTTGCTGGCTGTTGCCGACGAAGTTCGCGATCGTCCGGTAGCGGTAGTTGTAGAGCACTTCGCTCAGTTGGTCGAAGAACTCGCGCACCTGGCGCTTCTTGCGCAGCATCGGGTCGACCGCGCGCAGCAGATGCCAGATACTCGACTGCGGGGTTATCAAACTCTCGATGACGCTGGAGAACCGCTGCGCCGCGAACGCGGCCGTCGAGTCGAACTGCAACTCGGTCTTCTTCTGGCCTTCGGTAATGAACTGCCCGCGGTTGGAGAACGAGTCGCGGTGCGCCGGCACAATGCGCGCGGCAGCCTCTTCCCACTGCGAGTCCCAATTCCCGCGGACTGTGCGCAGCGCGGCAAGGCGCTGCGTGTAGAAGTCGAGTAGCGTTTCGTCAGCCACTCTAGTAGCCTACGAGTGCTCGCGAGGCTGCCTTTTTCTTCGGCCCGAACAGACCTGTGCCGGGGAGATCGTTCAGTTCGGTTACGTCTGTCGCAGAACTGGCCGCGGGTGTCTGCGGCCGTACCGCAACGTCTTGAGGGCCGGGAACATTCGGAAGAGGCTGGCCGTCCGGTGTGGTGATGTCGGGAGCCAACGCAGTTGCCGCAGCCCCGGCGGCTGAACCCGCCGCTGCGATACCGGTAGGATCGAGCAACGTGATCGGATTGAAACTCTTGACGGCATTCCGTAGACGACTTCCAATTCCCATACTACCCTCTCAGTTTCCGTGCGGCCCGCGTGTTGTCGCGCCGCATCTGCTCGAGTTTGAAGAAGTCCGCGTTGAGCGGCACGACGTTCGGTGTGCGCTCGATGTCCGGCGCCGCTGCCACCCGCGCCGCGATGCGCGCCTTATCCAGCTTCCGAGGCCGCAGGAATCCCATGGTTTAGTGTATCACGCTGGATCAGTCATGCTCGACGAAACCCCGTCGACTACCCGCGACTGGCCGCCACGCAACGGCCTGTCCACTCGAGGCGGGTTGACTTCCATCGTGCATGCCAGCGCGTCGAAATCGTCGGGCGATTTGACGCCCCGCTTCTGCAAGTCTTCCTTCGTCTCGAGGATCTTCTTCCCGTCCTCGCGCTGCGACCACCGCCAGCCTCTATCGGTAGCCTGCTGCGACAGCGTTCCCTTCGAGCCGTCGTCCACCTCGATCATCCCGCCCGGCAGCCAATCCCGAACCTTCGCCCACAACTCGATCGCGTGTGTCGCCCACTCGGTTTGCTTGCCGCCGTGCGCCGCGTCGCCGAACTTGACTTCGTGCAGTCGGCCGTGCGTGCGTTTGCGCTTGAGGATGTCGATGACGCCGGTGCCCATTCCGAAGTCGATGCAGATGTGATCCGGCTTGTACTTCGCATCCAGGTCGAGCACGCCTTGCGCGATCTGCACGTTGTCCTTACCATCCCAATGTCCGTGTGTTGCCGGGCCGCAGCAGTTGCGAGCGTTCCTCCCCTGCCGGAATCGCCACGCCGTCTTCCCTCTCGGTGCCGGGTCCAGGCCCAGGATCAAAGGCTCGCCGTAGTCCTGCCCGAAGTCGTTCCGCTGCGCGGCGAGCACGTTGTCCATCGGGATGAACTGGTCCTCCGATGTCCGCGGCGGCAGCCCGAGTATTTCCACGCGCACGAAGTCCGAGTCCACTCCGTACCGCCGGATCTGATCTTCCACCACTCCCTGGTCGACGCCCTCCATCCCGCGCGTCGACATATTGCGAGAGCGCCAGCCACTCCCCATCACCTTGTCGTTGTGGATCTCGAACATCCGCCCCTCGCGCCGGCGCATCTGCGAGGCCGCCAGCCAGAAGCGGTACGGGTTCGTCTCGGTCCAAAACCCCTCGGCCACGTCCCACACCTTCGAAGGTATGCCCGCGGCCTCGTCGAACTCGAGCAGCAGGCCGTACGGGTTGTGCACGCCGGCGAATGCGTTTGGGTTGTCCTCGCTCCAGGTCTGCCCGGCCGCGTACCAATATTTCGGGTCGATCCCCAGGCCGCCTTCCTCCGGCAGTTTCTTCACCAACT